CCACGGCTGTCACGAGACCTTCTCTCGTACATCTCCATATCCTCGTCATCGCGTCTTGAGTAGTTGCCACGGTAGCGACCGCGCTCACTCCACCCGTCACGAGAACTGAACTGCTCCTCCATATCTTCGGTAAGGTCGCAGATGGTGTCGATGGCTTCCTTGGCCATCTTGACGGCTTTCTTGTATTCGCGGTAGTCGTCGCCACCACGCTCCATAATGTGAATGATTCCCATTACTAATCCTCCTTTGTTTTTTTAATACTATTGGACTTCAACAAGGCGCGTACCTCCGACACCAGGCCCTCAAGGGAACTGATGCCATTGGAGAGACCGTCAATGCGCTGCTCCATACTGTCGAGCCTGCGCGTATTCTCCGCCTCCTTCACGAGCGCGGGATTCAACGCCTTTCTTATCTTGTCGCACTCTGCGACGATGTGCTTGTGGTGTTCTTCTTCCGCAAGTGCCCTCTCGCTCGATTTACTTAATGCGTCAACCTCCGCGAGAATGGCATCGCGGTTCTCCGAAAGCACAATGCCCGACGTGGGGCCGAAGTCGGCAATAGGCACGTCGGCAGGGACTTTCTCGAACTTCACCGTCTCCTCTCCCCTCCTCGCTTGGATGTCCACTATGCGCATAGGCTGCGCCATCGGCATACCCGCCGTGTAGGTTGGAAACTGCGGCAAGGGATTGGAAACACTTATCACTTCAAGGGTCTCAACCCTCGGTTCTGACTTGTAAAGCACATATAACGGTGCGCCTTGTCTTAATCCGTAAAGCATATCTTTTCTTGTTACTTGTTACACGATTAGGCGGTAGGTGCGACCAACTGCAACGTGCCATCATACCAGTTGTACCAGACAAGTATGATTCCAGTGCTTGCAAGGTCTGCTGCGGTCACATTCGCGCCTCCGAAATAGGTAAGGTTACGAGAGCTTCCGTTCAAGGTGAACCTTATGGGAAGCGTACCCGTAGTTCCCGTGGGTATGGCTTCGGCGATATTGATGGTGAGATAACCAACGGGCGGGATACGCCGGAAGCCCAGACTGAAATCTACGGTCTCAGTCCCAACGGTTACTCCAGTAGTCCTGAGATACGGAGTACCGTTTACATTGCTCGTTACGTTCATACACCCGAACATAGTCGTACCTCCTTAAAAGGTCACACCGTTGCCGAATCCGAAAGCCGAGCCGTAGTAGCCACCGTTGACATACGGAGTGGTGTTCACCGCAGTGAGGGCGGGCCACTGCACGGGAACGGTGTTCGGAACCTTCGCGGACAGTTCGGTAATCTTCGCATTGAGCGCACCGAAGGCGTTGTTGAACGCGGCGGTCTGCGCTGCGTTGTCGGCCTGGTTGCGAAGCTGGGTGATGATGTCGGCCTGAGTGTCAATCTTGCTCTGCATCTCACGCTCCTTCACGTCGCAGAAGGACTGCACCATCGTGGCCTTCAGATCGGCGATAGCATCGGCGTTCCTCTGGCTTGCTGCGGTGATGGAGTTGGTCAGGGAGTTGGTCTGCTGACATACGGCAAGGCGATTCTCGCAGCAACACGAGGCAAGCTGACTTGCGAGGGCCGCGTCGCCGCTCTGGATGGAGTTGATAATCTGCGGAACGGAGACAGCCTGCTGAAGCGCGAGGGAACTCAGTGCGCTCTGGATGGTCTGCACCGCACCGTTCACGAGGTTGAAGTCCTGGCCCACCATCGTTGCAAGGTTCTGTACGGCACTGCGCGATGCCTCACCCTGCGAGGTGATAGCGTTCATAAGAAGCTCGCGGCCACTGTCGTTGTTGATTTGGTTGGAGAGGAAGCCTGCGCCGGAGTTGCCGCCACCGAAACCGTTGCCCCAACCACCGAAGCCGTTGCCGTTTCCAAAGAAGAGGCCAAGAAGGAAGCCGAGGATTCCACCGCCCCAGCCACCAAATCCGTTACCAAAGCCGCCATTGTTCATAGCGAGCCAAGCGGGAACACTGCCGCCATTGTTGTTGTCGGGAGTGTAAACTACTGTTGATTCTGCCATTGTAATAAGGTTTTAATGGTTAAACTTCATCACAAAGGTGGGCAGAGAGGAGAGTGTATGGAAATATGTCACTCCTTTGTACTATCGTGTTGACTGTCAATGCTATTATCGTGACATTTCCACTTGTTAGGGACGATGCGTTGGAAAGAGTTGAAAGAGTAGAACACCCTTCGCTTGGGTTTGTCAAGGAGTTTACGATGGATAACCGATGATATGTTTGTGCGTGGTTGTTCATAGAATTTGGCGAAATCGTCAACCGTGCCGATGAGTTTGAGATTCGTTTCTACAGTCTTGGAGAGAGAGTCCATTTCTTCCATAGTGAGGAGGTCGTTGTCAATCTTGTAGAGCAGGAATGAAAGGGACTCAGACAGAAGCCGTTTCGCCAAATTATTTCTCATAAGGTCTTTGAATTAAAGTTAATTTTTCTTACCTTTGAGATGTTCCACCACATACGCGAATAATCGCTACCAAAGGTAAGGACTTTTCACGGCCCTTGGCTCCTTCGGTAGCGACTACCAGTATGTATGAGGTGGAACTTTTACATATCAGCCAAGGGCTTTTTTATACCTTGACCGTTACTATTATCTTAGTCAGTTATGGTTACTATCAACTCGGAACGAGATGTATCAAGCCAATGTGTTAAACGATGTGCCATTCCAAACATAGACACTTCCATCGTAGCGCACCATTTCACCCACTTCAAGTTCCGTTGCATAATCAACTGGATTTGTTGTCGAGTCATAGAAGTTAGGCTCTGTAAGACTGTCAACCAAGCCTATGTCCCCTAACCACTTGCCCGTAGTTCTACCTTTGTCCATTTCATAAGTGTAACGGATACCAGTCGCAGCATTAAAGAATGTCTGCCCGGGCACATCTGCAACCACCATCCTTTGTGCGATGGAGTTTCCGTGGTCTATGTAATCATATCTCGTATAGCGAGAAGTCAGTTCAACCCACTCGTACCCGTTGAATATCTCATACTTATGCGTAGTCGTGTTATATACAATAGCGTTTAGTCGCTTAACAATCGCGTCACGTTGCGCGGTAGTACATTTGAAGCGGTATCGGGCAAGTGTAGTACCGTTCACAACGGAACGGTCTAAATTCTCGTTATATGTTCGGCAGTTCTGCACCAAGTCGGCTTGAAAATTCAAGACTGAGTATGCCATCCAAACATAGCAAAGTGTTCCCATATCAAGATAATTCTTGACGGTTGAATCTGGAGAGCCATTCTCATAAGCGGTCGCACCAAGACCAACGATAGACTCTACTCCGCTTTCATTCTCCATATATACAAGTCCGTCAGATGGCACGGTGCGAACTTTATAAAGGAAATATTGGTTGACATATCCCGTATAGGCAGTACCTGCATCCCAACGACGAAGTAACTCTTCGAGTTCTATTCCGTCATCACGAGTAGTGGCGATAAACAAAGACTGCAAGGGAATAACATTGTATCTTATTGCGCCGCTGCCACTCTTCCGTGTAGAGTACCCAATATCATTCCTGTCGATTATTATCGGGTCTTGGCCGAATGTGCCAGGAAGTTTACATTCAACCGCGTTCGTTAAGGTAAATACCTTCTGGATTCTTCTTATTGCTCCAGAGCCGTTAGATACATATACATTCCCGTCGTAATTAAATGATTTGGCAGGGACTAATACCGAACTGTTTTCGGAGGCGTGAGCACCGACACTTTGTCTCATAGAAAAAGGAGCCTCATTCCCAGATCGACTGGGATAAAAAAGATTTACGCCCTCTCTTATGACATAGGCAGAAGATGAGTCACAAACATAACGCACCATCGTATCAACGCGAACAACGGAACGGTTGTCAGCCGTGATGTACGCATCAGTAGTAGAACACCCCAAGATGCTACCATAGACATTTCGGAAATACACATTCGTGTTATATCTAAACACACACGAACTCACTCGGCAATAGAAGGGAGTATATGTGAGCCGATTTGCCAAGTTATCAGGGTTTATAACATAACCCGACCCGACATAGATGTTGTACACAACATTGTCCTCAAAGTAGCAATTCTCTATTGCGGCTTGACACGGCTCAAGCCCCGCAGTTGACCGTGCTTGATAGTTATAACGGATTCCATAATCAAATCCCTCTATGACGCATCCTGAAAGATTGACTCCAGCTGTCTTACAATGAAAGTCAACTGCGACTCGCGCAGAGCGAAGTTCATAATCAGCGTCCGACTCCCCACTCTCTTGCGGGCAGACTGCGGACTTTGAAGAAAGTGAGCAAGGCTTAAACTCAACGTTCGTCACCTCGACTGTATTACATTCGTATCCTATGAAAATAATACCCACGCGATTGTAACGGAACGAGACCTGCCCGTAGAATCCCCCATAATAGACATTCTCTATCTTTGCACCATACTCAAAATTCCAAATGTTTACATCCGAAATAGAAAAGTATTGTGTTCCTTTAAGGTAAAGTGCCGTATTCTTCGATATGCTATTTGAAGATGTTTGGCGACGGTTGCTGATGTCAACGTTTTGAATCTTGAAGTACTCGCCTATATTCAACTCTATGAATGAAGTATCATCGGTTGATATATTAACTGCGAATATAGAGCCACAACCATCTATCGTCAAGAAACGGACATCCGAGAGTAGTGTTACCGATGTCTTAAACCAATATGTCCCTCTCGGAAAGAAGATGGTCTTAAAGACAGAAGAGTAGGAACTGAAGAATGACTGAAGTACTGCCGAGTTATCATAACTATCGTCGTTCGCGGAAGCTCCAACCCAACAGGCGTTCAATGCACCGTAAAAAGAGCCACCAAAAACGATAGAATGAAATACGGGAACATCCCCCGCATCTACTCTTGTATCTGCACCCGTGAGTGTACCATTTGATAATGACCCTCCCACGAATTTTAACGCGCACCCATCTGGGATAGCGACCGAAGCACTATCAAGGTCAAAATCATAGCGAATCTCGTAGATGGTATTGGTCGCCGTAACTTGCTCGGCAAAGGTCGCATCTTTACGGAGAATGACATATCCAAGACCGTCGGGATTCTGCGAATCGTAGGCGCGATTTGCGAATTGCAACTTGCCTTCCGAATCTTGGTCAATGTCCTCGCCATTACCGATTGGCGACTGGTTAACGGTTATTCCAGAAGATGACCATACGCCATCCTCGCAGTTGTATATCGTATAAGTCGGGCCGCTACCTACATACGCAAAACCATCCACGGTCGCATCGTCGGGAAGGTTTGCCGTAGACGAATAATAACCGTAATACTTGCCCGTGGAAAGGTCGTCAACCTTCTCGTCAAGTGCATCTACGGTATCCTCTAACTCATCTACTTTCTGGTCTAACTGACTAAATCCCTCATCGGTCACATAGCCGTCAAGTTCGATTGCCGTGTTGCCAAGATACACCCAAGAGTAGGTGCTTCCGTTGACCTGAGTGACATACTCATCGAAGTTGCCGTTGTTATCACCAACCAAGTAGGTCTTGTTCGTGGTTGATGAAGAAGCGGCAAGAGTGCCCGTGTAGGTGTTGCCACCGTAAGTAAAGGTAACGCCCGCAGGGATATTCGCCACAACGGGAGTGGAATCGCCATCCCACGCAACCACATACGAGGGTGCGGAGATATTCGCCAATTTGCTTGCGAGAGTCACGCCGTTGGAATCAACGACCGCCTTCTCGTGAGTCTGCGGGTAGAACTGAGCGCCCGTAGAGTCTTTCAATGGAATTATGTTTGCCATATCTCTTTGTTTTTATACTTGTCCAACGGGCATCCCAAGGTACGCCACTTGCGCCCTTCCTGCAACGCCCATATTTTGCCTTGCTTGCATCTGCTGCGCGGGAGTCAGCTCTTGCTCCACGTAAAGCACGGACTCCGACTGCGCCTCTGGTGCAAGCGCACCAATAGGGGTTACGGTGGTGTCGTTAATTATGTTCGTTGCCATATCAGTAGATGTATATTAAGCGGTAAGTATTGCTTGCAACGAAAGACCCCGTGCCAGAACTGACCGTGAGCGTTCCGTTGGAGTACGATGCACTTCCAGTCGTGTAGTAATACTCTCGTGCGGCGCGTGTACCCGAAGAATTGTACCTATAACAAGTGGTGTACACATTAGCACCGTTGCCAACGCCATCGCCAATAACGCTCGAAACGTAGTATGTAGACGTGGAGGAGTTCTGCAAGTACGAGCCTGATGAACTCAGAGACAACTGCACCGCAAACATCTTCGGGTTGCCCGACACCGTAAAGTCGAGTGACGAAGCGTTGCTTGAGCCGACCGTTGCCGTAGTAGTTGCCACCGTCACGGATGCTCCCGTGTATGATCCCGTCACGCCAAGGATATTCACTCCACTCTTGATGTTTCCTGCCACGATGTCCGAGTCAATAGACGAAGTGACCGCAGCAACCGTAACTGTACCCAAACCATAGTAACCGTTATCGGCACTGACCTCTTGCTGACTCGTGGAAGGCGTGACACTCTTGTTCTGAAGTGACGGCGTGGTAACAATGTCATCTACATAGTCCGCGTAGCCGTCCAGCGTTGCGGAGGACGATACAGTTACGCCCTTCGCTTCGATGGCGGTCTTCAGCGCAGCCTTCGCGCTTGTAAGCCTGGATATTTCATCTGCTACCGACATACTATATTGCTGCTAATAAGGTTTCGATATTACCAACGATGCCATCAACATAGGTCTTGACTGCCTTCGGGCTTGCGGTCTTGTCATCCGAGGAAGCATCAGAGGTTATATTCGTGCTGATTGTAGGGACGGTTGGTATCGTGGGAACTGCCGCCACGCCATTACTAACAACGCTTACCCCGCCTACCGTTACATCAGTGACGGCGTTTCCTCCACCACTTGCAAGGCTCGCTATCTGATTAGTGGTTACGAACTTGGTACCTGAAACGGGTATCTTCTCCGTACCTGCTATCGTTGACTTCTGTGACAGAAGGCTTATATCTTTGTGCGTAATTGACATAATAATTTATATATCTTGACCAAACAAAAAACTTCCTGTACCGCTATTAGCGTATAATCCACCATCTACCTTGTCATACAGATATCCCACCTGTCCTACCCTGACCGGGATAAAATCACGAACAAGATTTTCACCGTGAATTATAGAGAATCTGTATAACTTAATAGACGACAAGTCATCAAGAGCATTGCCATAGCATCCACCAAAAATTCTAATAGGATAGTTCTTGTTTAACACCGTCCCGCTTAATGCGTGTGAAAATTGTAGAACATCATCTATATAAAACTCCAATTTATTGGCAACAGTATCAACCGTTACATAACCATCAACAACGACTAAAGGCTGTACGGCAACTCCACCAAGATTGTTTCCCGCATAAAACACTCTATTGGGTGTGGCACTTGAAGTATAAAGTATATAACACCTTGGATTTTGATAGCCAGGCTCCTGATGTCCACACAACACGCCCTTCTGGTTCTTCGTGAACATAAACTTGAAGTGGTACTCGACGTGTGTACAATCCTGTGGAATGAGTATATTGCTATTTATAACCTGACCAGTGTATGACCCGTTGCCAGAACTCTCAAGATACTCCACGGCAGAATCGTAAGGCTTGTGACCTATCCCGACATCATTGTATGTTACGCAGACATCATCGTATGTTATTGCTACAATATCACCTCCCTCGGCCTGTGTTACCGTCAATGTCTCTGACGCATCTGAACCCCCAGAACCCGTAGAAAAAACTACATCCTTTGTTCTTGCAGAGACATAGCTAACGTCAGAAGATACTGACACGGTTTGATTACCCTCAAACGAGGCACTGGTTATATGAATCTTATCGCCAGTGCCATCGTTCCAAGGTATATCTATAGTTGCCATTAGCTGATGCTCCAGGAAGTGTTGGAAGTAACAGTGACGGAGTTGTCAGCAACACCCGCAGCGGTGAGGTTGATGGTGGTAGGACTGATGGTAAGGTAAGCATCACCAGCGGCCTGAGTAATGGTACAAGTGTCGGTGTGACCGGCATTGTCCGTCACGGTCAACTGCGAGGTCAAGGAACTAATGGAAGTATTCTCCCCAATGCTCGTGAACGTGATGGAGAACGAGAACTGCTGCGTTGCTCCAGGGTCGCCCGATATTGCCGCGCCGTTGCTCGTGCTGACGGAATTAGCAGTGTAGGTCGAAGGCAAGGTAAGCCCGATGTTGTCCGTACCCGTCAGGGCGAATGTCAGCTTCGACGAGTTGGACGTACCGCTTATGGTAACAGTACCGCCCGTCTTGGACACCGTAGCCGTGTTGGACATCTCTACGAACTCTGTCTTGCCCGCTTGGATAATGGTGAGGGTCTTGGAGTCCACACCCGATGCGGAGAAAGTGGCCGTTGTCTGCCTCGCAGTACGGCCGGTGTGCGCCGAGCCAGTCCAAGAGACGGTATCGTTACCGCTTCCGCTTGTTTTATTTGGCTCAACCCAACTTGCGTATGCCATAATCTTCTATATTTAAGTTATCCAATGTTCCAATTAGTGTTGGAGTACACATCGTTGTACACAGGGTCTGCCCACATCCATACTATCGTAGGACTTATCTCCAAGAACGGAGAGCCAACCGTTGACGCGCAAATGGGCGATAAACGGCATTTTAAGCCACCTATACGGCTCATCCCTACCGTTGCGCCACCAACCCTCGCAAGGCTTGCCATAGCCCCTCCTATGCGCTCTAACGCGGCAATACCACCACCAATGCGTGTTGCATCGGCAGAGCCACCACCTACACGGGAGAGGGAGACAAGCAAGCAACTCATACCGTCATCAACTTGCCGAGTTCAACCTTATAGACCTCCGTGCGGAGTTCGTCCTCAAAGTCGGTATCGGGGACGTATGCGGTCACTATCGCATAGACAACACCCACACCGAGGGTAGCAGTGTCGAAGCAGACATAGTAGTGGTGCTTCGTCACCTCCACGTTGCCCTCCGTCTCGGTGTACTCCTCGTCCACAAGGTCGCTTTTCTCGAAATGCTGGCGATTCAGTCCACGGACAATATCAACTGTGAAGTTGTCGGTAGCCATATCGAAGTTGTCCGCTTCGATGGTGATGAGGAACTTCAGTTCTGTTCCTATGTAAACGCTCTCCATATCTATGTCAAACTATTTAGGTACAGCCGTATCTGGCTGAAACAATAATCATCCACCATCTTCCCCTCGCCAACAAAGTCGTCTATAACCTTGCGGAAGAAAGGCTCGTAGTTCCTTCCCTTGGGGTAATCGTCCAATAGGACTTTCAATGCCGTCTCCTTCGTCATCCTACAAACTCGTAAACTTTGTCCTTGACTCCGTACATAGAGAGGAAATCTATGTGTACCCAAGTCGTGTCTTTTTCCAATCGGATCTGGCTGGGGAACAGATGCGCGTTCTTCTTTATCTCTTGCCTTGCCTCCTCTGCCGTCATACCGTCCACCGTGAAGTCCCACGCATTTCCAAAGCCGTGCTGCGTGAGATATACCGTTGCCCTACCTTTCACAAGTGCGCACAGATTGCATCGGAGTCCCCTCTGCGTTATGCCCTTCTTGTAGTTGTTGATATACATAGGGCGACAAAGGATAGTCTCGCGAAGAAGCAGTAGCCCATAAAGAGCATCCGTGGTAAAGAATTGCCACGCTCGCTCGTTGAACTTCTTATACACATCGGGACACACAAGTTCCGTGATGTGGAAGTACTTTTTAAGAGCCGTTACTATCGCTTCCCTGTCCTGCGTCATCTTTGGTCATCATTCTCTTGCGTTTCTCACCCAAGTTCTTCATCAGCACATTCACCGATGTGAAATCCACCGCCGTACTCAAGTCGGACTTGTGCGCCTCATACCAAGCATCGCCTTGCCCAAGCATCGGGTCTCGCAGAGAACATCCGAGATGTACGCACATCATATTCTTTGCGGTGGCGCACTCCTCGCATTTGTTCTCGTACTTCTCCGTTGTCGCCGCTTGCTTCTCCTCCATCTTCGCCACCGTTGCTTCGTACTTCTGCTCAAGGGAAGCGTTACGCTCGTTCAGTCGAGTGTTCTCGTTTCGCAACTGTTCGTTGGTCAGTCGCAGTGGCTCTATCGCAAATGACTCGTTCTCTATCTTGGCTTTCTTGACTGCCGCAGGAACGGTGAAGATTGCGACAAGACCGCCTCCCAATATGAAGGGCAGTAACTTGTCTATGAGGCTAATCCAATCCATTTTACAATGACTTTAACGGTTACGGCATAAAGATAAAAAACGGAGACAACATTTCTGCAATCTCCGTTGTACTTTATTGTAAAAATATTGTACTACTCCCAATCCATCAGTTCGTTGATGAGACGCTTGAGAGTGGGGAAAGCCATCCATCCGAGGACTCCGATGGCTACGAGTCCGACCCAGACTTTCGCGCCAATGGCGAGAAGGACTGCGCAGACGAATCCACCGATGCCGAGGAAGGCAAGGAAGAACTTGAGGATTTTCTTTAATGTTTCCATATCACTGTTATTTAAGGGTTATCTTACGTCAAAGGATGTCTGTTCAAAGGTTGTGTTGCGGACACCGATGCTCTCAACGTACAAGGCAGAAAACCAATGCGTTCCTAACGTGCCACTGAGCCAAGTGAAAGCAACGGGCAGTCTGACCGCAGTTCCGTCCGCGAGGACTTCAATATCGTGTACCTCCTCCTCGTGTTCCTCTTGCCCAACTCCGTCAAGGATGTAGTGGTACACCACGTCGCGCACGTCAATGGGGAAGGTGACAGAGCCTTGCGTCATAACCAAGCGGAGAAGCACTCGCCCATCGGTATCCACGTCCGCGCTGATGGTCGCGTTGGGCGTGACCACCACAGGACTTGTTGCGCGATTCTGTATCGCGGAGTCGGACTGCGACCCTTGCTGCGTGGTGAGAGTCACCGACACGGGTCTTGTGCTTGTCGTGCTGAAGTTCTCGTCAACACCGATGCGGAACGTGCCACTGCCCTGCACCGTGGGAACATTCGCGGTTGCGTTCACGCAGGACACCGTTGCGGTGTAGCCCTCCGTACCCGTCAGCACCGTGCCACTCGTGTAGGTCTTGGTGTACGTCCTTGTCGAAACGTAGTCCACCTCGTACACGCCTCCCGATGCGGAGATAGTGCCACTCGTGAGCAAGTCAACGGAAAGCGCGTAGGTGTACACGATGGTCTCGGTATTGGCAAGCTGATACACCGTATCGTGGCTCGTTGCACTTCCGTTCGTACACGTTATCGTACAAGAGCGTCCGTTCGGATAGACCGTGCTTCCCATCGAAGGGATGTACACGGAACTGTTCGTCTCGTCCCAAGTGAAATCGGAGTCCGACAGTACGGGGGTAGGCAAGTCATCGTAGGCACGATATGGAGTGCCGTAGGCCACATCAGTACCCGTAGTGGTGGTGGTCTGTCCGTACTCTTCCTCGCCCGAAGTCCATACCCAATGTTCGGTTTCGTATATCGTCCAAGGGGTAGAAGTGATGGCGCGTTCCTGGTGATATGCCGTGCGATCTATTCTCGCATACACGTCGCCACTCGCAGGAGCAGCCATACTCGCGGAAGGCGATGCGTACTGCCTCGCGTGGACATACATATAGTAGCTTCCTGCGATAACCTCCGTGGTAATGGTGGAGTCGCCAAAGACCGTCTCGTACTCGAAGTCGGGCGTTGCCACGTTCTCTTGCTGATACACCGTCACAGAGGCCGTTATTAAGCCGTTAGACGCGGTTATAGTCGCGCTCCGACCATCGGCATAGGTTGTCGTTCCTTCGCTTGCTATGGTCAGTTCTGAGCCGTCCAGCGTCAACCACGACGGAAGCTCGGAAAGCGTGACGGAATTGGTATCGTCCACGCCCCAAGAACTGCCGACAATCGTGGGAGGGTATGTTCCGCTATCGGACACATAGGGGTCATCCACCTCGACCACGCCCGACGTGAAGGTGTGCGTCACGGTTGTCCAATCCTCCCAAGAGACGGTGGAGTAGTTCGCCATATCGTGACCGCCATAGTAGGACAGCGTGGTATCGCTTCCGTAGGCAGGGCAAGGGTGCTGCGCGGTGTTGTAGTTGTCGAGGGTGATGACAACGTAGCGCGAGTTCGGAACTTCGCTCGTAGTGATAACGGGGTCGTATTCCTCGCGGACAGTCTGCGATGTGACGGTTTCCACGTTGCGCTCCTGCGTGACATTCCCTGCGGAGTGGGTGCTACCGCGATAGGACGCAGTAACCGCAGCCGTCTTGATGTTCTCCGTGGGGTTAGCACCGAGATTCGCACCCGTGATGACATCGTAGTCGAATCCTACGGGGCGCGAGATGCTGAAGTCCTGCGAGGATATGGACACGTCAAGGTGTACGTTCTCCATCGTGCGGATAGGTGTAGAGCCTCGCCACACGGAGACGTTACCAAGTGCGTATGCGTAGTTGCTTCCTGCCGCGTTGATGGTGTTCCCCGACGAGTATGCTATCCACGCATCGGTGATAACGTAGGTTATCGGCACGGCTGGCCACACAAGGTTTTCACCGAGATAAATCGCGGTTACTTGCCTTGTGCCGACCTTTGCGTCTTGTATATCGTTGGGATTCATTAGGAAGTAGTGATTACATAGAACGTGTGCGCGTCAAGCAAGTTGTTCGCATCCAAGTAGTCGTAGCGATTCTGCGTACAGTGGACAACGTGGAGGATTGAGCCAAGGTCACTGTAAATAGAGCCACTATTGAATGTTATCACGTCCTCGCCACTACGCATAATCTCCGATGCATATACTCCACCATCGGTATATACCCCGCTTGCCAAAATGTTAACATATTCCGTGCGGACGTTGTTCTCATAATGGTCAATAGTTAGCCCTTGGGCAGGGAGGGGGTTTAGGTTTGCGTAATAGACATCGCCATCGTTATTGTTGTCAGACGAATAGAATCCGTTTGCTCTATAAGAAGTAGCAACCGTATGGGGGTGGGACTCTCCAGGTATCTGATAACTCCAATCGTCCACCTCAATGCCAAATGCGCCTATTGTGTAAGGGCCGACAACACCCTTGCTCATATACACGTTGCCGTCATAGTACACGCGGAACGGAGCATCTTGTGGCAGCACGTTATCATCGCTGGATTCGCCTTGACGATAGTGCGTTCCTGCAAAGAAGTTGATTTGATAGTTGCCAAGCGAGTCAGTGCTTCCACCTTGTATTCCTGCCACGATATTGCCACTTGCAGGGCCATCGTTATCGTACAAGTAACAAGCATTGGAGGAGAACACGTCAATGAAGGCGTTGCTTGCAATCAAGACCTTCGTGGCGATGAAATCAAAGTTCTCCGCTTCCTCCCAATAGGCTTGTCCCTGCGTACTCCAAGGCGCGTAGAGCGCGGCGTTTCCGTTACTGCCATCCTTGCAGTAGTAGTAGTTCGTGATGTTTCCGTCGGAATCCAACTTCGCCACCACGTCATAGAAGATTATCGAAGGGTCAACCTCGTCAAGACCTTGGTATCCGTCCACTCCTGCTCCGCGTCCATCAGTGAGACCGCCAAGTTCCCACACGTTGACACCGCGCATCACCTTACCCATAAGACCGTTCTCTCCCGTCCAACGTGCAGGAGGAGTCCAATCTCCTGCGGGGCTATCCGTAGTCCATCCACCTCGGATGCTCACGGTGTCATCCTGCGAGGACACGTTTGCGGTAGTGACATAGATAGGGCCGCTTCCGCTTGGTGGCGTAGAACTCCATCCGTTCAACGTACCCGTCAACATCTGCGTGGAGAAAGTGTATGTGGTGTTGCCCACCCTCGTGTTGCTCGGAGTACCCGTGGGGAATCTCTGATACAAGGTTATGGTAGCCCTTGAGTAACCATCAGACCCAGGGTCTCCGTCATCGCCTTTCGGCCCTCTACCGCCCTTGCTGATACGCACGACATCCGAGAAATACTCGGTGTCCTCGGTGGGACTCTCGTTTTCGGGAACATCACAGACCTTGACCATAAAGTCCTCGTATGTCCTATCCTCTTGGAAGTAAATCTCGCTCTCGGCAAGGACATCGTAGGTCTGCGCGGTCTCATCCTCCAATGCCACCCACTCGGTTTCGATAACGTCAGGGTCTCCCTCTTGCTCACCAGGAGTGACCGTCACAAGTTTGTAGTACCACTGATAGCGTGGCGTGTTGATGCCCGTTGTCTTGGCGGTCAGAGTGATGAATTGGTCGGTGTAGCCGCCATCGGCATCTGCCACGAAGAACTTGGTATCGCAGAGAATCTGTACTCCAACTATGGTCGGCACAATCACGGTGTCGGGGTCTTCACGCGCAGGGATACGGCTCTCGTCGGTGTCGCGGTCACGCAGACGCTTGAGAGTTTCGTTCAGTTCGCCCGTGATGATCTGGAGCATCGAATCCACTTTCTCGTCGCGCAGAGTCACGCCATAGATAGGGATGACATCTTCGTTCTCGGCTATCGTCACCGTGTCAATCAGTATCCAATTAACGTGCGGCTCGGAAGGTATGAACGTGGATATGAGGTCGGGGTCATAGACGGGCATATACAAGCCCTCGGTGAGCGTCACGGTTGCCATAAAGACCGCCTTGGAATCCACTTCGGGAGAGTACGCCATCACGGGCTTGTTCATCCTCGAAAGGGCATCCGCAGCCGCGTTGTGGAGTCGCGTCATAGCCGCCGTGACGAACTTTTCAGGCAACTGTATGTCGAGTATCACGAAGGTATCATCCTCGTTTATCGTGTACACGTTGTTGGGGAAATACTGCATTATCGTGGTATCGTCCTGCCGTTGGCACTCCAACACCCAATAGTTATGCAGACTGTTGTGGTATGCGGAGTTGATGACGAACTCGCGTCCTGCGCACATTCCCGATGTCATACTCAACGTGCCAAGACCCTCGTTGCTCACACCAAGTTCGTTAAGGTCGAAACCGAGTTGCTTGAGATAAATCGTGAAGGTCTTGGGGAGCGTGTACTCGTTGCGGATGGTGACGGTGGTGTTGGTAAGGGTGTAAATCAAGTCAACCGCAGGGGTACTCGGCAAGAGTTTCATCTCCACGCGGAGGAAAATCTTGAGATAGCCGTTGTTGTAGGTGTTGAACTTTATGACAGGACACTCAAACGCGAAAGCACTGCGCACCCTTGCGTTAGCACCCTGCACCTTCGCCTCCGTGCTGACTTGCAGAACATCGTCAATGTACACCTCCACGAAAGCCTTGGGCATCTCTTCGAGGATGTCAGCGATAAGGATGTCAGACGTGTCGGGGTCGCACCTCACGAATCCTGCGAGGTTGTTCATCTTTATTACGAAGTGTCCTTCCGTGCCTCCGGCGTTCACCGACTGATGGGAGTCGAACAAAGCCCTTTCATTTCCAATCGTAGCCGCCTCTTGGTTGGCAGACACGCCGTATGTCACCTCGTAGTCCTCTACCACGAAAGAGAAGGCATCCTCCTTGAGTTTGATACTGTCCTCGGTGTACTGACCCGTGTCGATGGGATTGTCACAAGCGAGAACTTGGTCTATGCGCTCGTCCGAGGAGTACCCCGTCCCAGGATAGCCCTCCTCTACGACATCGCCGATGGTCATACCCTCCACGGACGGATAAATCTCTTCCAAGTCACCCGTGCCGTCGAAGCGCATCACTTTCGGTATCAGTCCGTATTTGTTCCTTGCGCTGGAGTCCTCAAGGTACGCAAGCCTTGCGTCCTTCGCGCCACCCGTCGTTCCCCAATCGGAGAGGGGAAGCATCAGATGAGGGATGTACACGCTCTCGTAGTCCTTGATATGCGGCTCAAGGTTGTTGTAGTACCTCGTGGGGAGGTTGCGGTCAGAGCCATAGGCGTAGATGCGCGTTGCCATCTCGTTCTTGGTGCTGACTGCGCGTGTGATGACCTTCAGACCGCAGTCCTCGCCATAGGAAAATTCGGGCGTGGTGTTACTCGCGTCCTGCAAGTTCGGTCTGCCTATCACTATGGTATGCCGTCCGTTCTCCACCTTGTAAATCCACGAGAGACCTTTCCACAAGGCGTAGATTTGGTTGAGCGCGTCCATACACGTTCCATCCGCAAGGGAGAAGGCGCGTACCTCGCTCATCAGATTCGTTATCTCGGAGTAGGACGTTGACATCGCACGGATAGTCCACTGACCAGGCGCGAAGTCATCCATATTCGCTTGGATGCGGTTGATGATGCCGTACACGTCCTCGTAGGTGTCCACGTTTGGAATGGACGAGAAGTGCATACCGTTGTCGTACTCCACGATGTCACGGAAAAGGGCTATCTCCAAGTCCTTGGTGGCACAGAAGAACTGCACGTTCTTGTACACGAAGGCATCCCCTGCCGTACCGCTTGTGGCACTCTTGACCACTTGCGGAATGGTGTACAACTTGTATCGGAAACCCGTGCGAGAGTAGTCAACGTAGTCACCAACTTGCCACTCTATCGGAGTGGGCGATGCAATCTCCGCGAACTCTATGTAGGACGGCTTGCCGAAGAGACCGTTGTATTTGGGTGCGCCACGATAACGGACGGTCTGACCGTTACGGGACATAATGTCGAATCTTGCCATACTATGCGGTATCTACTACGTCGCCCATATAAGCCACTCCGCTTTCGGGGGCAGCACCGATGTTCTCTCTTGCCTGAGTCTGCTGCTCGGTGGTGAGGGTCTGGTCGGTGAAGCGCACCACATCGGTCACAATCGGGTCGGCATCGTCGGCGGTGATGACTCCGTTGTTGAGCGTCATCCTCGTCACGGGGTCGTTGACCTTGAACTTGACCGTGAACATCACCGTTGCAGTGCCGTTGCGCTCCTTGAAGGTGGCATCATCGAAGTCGGAGCCAGCATACCTCACGCGCTGGAATCCGAGACAAGTGTAGGCATCATAGACGCGGAAGTTCCCCTCGCGGACGGCGGTGAAGAAAGACCACGCGGCACGGTGGAGTTCCGATGCGGCATTGTAGGTCTCGCCATCCACGGCCTTCATATAGAACTCCACTTCCATCTCGAAGCCCTTGTAGTGCATATAGGTGGTGTACTCGTCATCACCATCCTCGTCCTTCCAATCGTTCTTGTACGGGTCTTTCGGTGTCGGAAGCAAGGGATAGGGGTTGGTCTTTGCGACCATCCCCCACGCGCTCTTGGTGTCCGTTGCCGTTGCGTTCTCGCCGTACTGAATGTAGAAAGGCTTGTAGTTCGCTATCGGTATATCTACTATCGGCATATCGTATATAGTTTGTTACATAAACACACGGAAGGCAGGGCCGTCGGAAATCGTCATCACACTGTCAAGGCGTTGGAGGATGTTCTGGGCGGCAACTGCATTGTTGTAGGTATTCGCCTGAATTTGGGTTAAGTACTCCGCAAGAGTCGGTGAAGGAAGCGTCTGCGTGTTGCCAGCAACCACGGCTTGACGGATGGCTGCGACATCGGCCCTTATCGCGTTCACATAGGAGGCAAGCAAGTTCGCGGTATCCTCGGTTATGGACTTGATGCCACCACCCAGGGTGTTGGAGACCTCGTTGTCCAAGTTGTAGTCCACGAGTCCTGCGTCACGGAAGGCTTCGATGATGGAGTTGAAAATACCACCACTGTCCTCAAGTTCCTGACGGAGTTGCGAGGTGATGTTACCAAGCTGGGCAGCAAGGGCAGTCGCATCGTTCTCCGTCCTATCCGTCAGCGCGTATTCGGTTACGGCTCTCATAAAGTCGTTCTTGTACTTCTCCACGATGTTCTCAAGCACCATAGAGCGCAGGACGGAACGGAGGATAACATCGCCCAGATCGTAGAACGCATCTTCCACGTTCGCTATGGAATCCCCCACCTCGTCAAAGGCGGTCACGAGGTTGTCCACAATGTCATCCGCGACCTTGGAGAATATGTCGGATATAGCGGACTCGTAGCCTTCAATCTTCTGTATGTACTCGTCAAGTTCCTCAAGCAAGGAGTTGTCAATGTAACCCTGCGCGTTGAGTTGCTTCATCGCGGCATACAGTTCCTTCAGTTGGGTAAGGTCAAGGTGCTTCAAGTCATAGCCAAGCGCACCAATCATATTCAAGAGGTAGTCGCCAATCTTACCGCCCTCAAATCTACTGATAGCGTCAGCAGCTTCTGCCCACTTCTTTGATGCCTCGGACATCTGACGGTAATACTCGGACAACTTGCCCATATCGTTCACGCCAAGCACACCATCGTAGTTCGCCAATGCAATCTCGTCAAGGGTCTGCTTGTACTCCTTTGCGGCCTCCGCGATTGCTTGTTGTTTCTCGTACTGCTTGCTGATGTGCTTAACAATCTGCTCCATACCAATGCCGAGAATCTTGACCGCCATAGTCAAGAGGTCTGCGGAGTTGATGAGAGCCTTCCAATTATCGGCAGCATCCTCGGCAGACGAGGACAAGAGCTTCATCAAAGGCTCACACTCGGTGACGGCGGCTGCAACATCCGTCACAACCTCCAGCATATCACCGAAATCTCTGATGACATCGTTCTCAATGGTATCTCCCAGCGAGGAAAGGCTACTGCCCATCTTGCCCACGAGGTTGGAGACATCCGTTGCAATCTGTCCGATGCGCTTGACGCGCTCCTCTATGGTGGTCTTGTAGTCAGCCGTGAAGATTGCACGGATAAGGTCGCCAAGGTCGGAAAGGGACACGCCTAGTCTATCTGCATCTTGTATGATGCTTTGGGGAAGTTGTAGGTCTTGCGTCATAAGGTGGCGCAAAGCCTCACTTATCCTTGTAATCTGCGCAAGGCTCTTGTCGCCCCAATCGGTCAACTCTATCGCACCGTCCTCGTTGGTCTTGTACATATCCTTGACGTACTTGGACGCAAGGTCATTGATTTTCTCCTCGGCTACCTTACGGTTGTTCTCCTTTTCGTGGGCCGCGATGTCATCAATTATCTTGAATTGTTGAGCCTTGTAACTCTGCCAAGCTGCCTCGCGCTCTTCCTCTGTGCCTATAATCTTCTTCTTATAGTATTCCTCCTGCGCGTCAACAGACCGCTTGAGTGCCTCAAAGGTCTTGTCAGTACCAACGTTCTGCGTAGTCAAGCCACGGAGAACCTGGCTCACATCAAGCGAGAATCCACTGCCCTTCAGGTCGTATCCTGCGTCAATCCACTTTTGGATCTCCTCGCGGTACTTCTCTGCGGCTTGTGCAGATTTGGTAAGAGAATCCACCTTTGTGGTTGACAAGGCATCTTGGAACGCAACCCACGCCTTCGCAGCATCCTCGTTCGTGGCAGCAAGGGCCTCAAGTTCCTTTGCAAGCCTATTTATCTCATTATCGTAGTCATCGTCAATGAGATTCTTGTATTGGGGGAAGAACTGCTCCATTACGCGCTTGGCCTCTTCCTCACCCATCGTTTCGATAAGGGACGAATACACTTCTTTCAGCTTCTGATAGACATCTATCTCGGATTGTATATCCTTGACCTTATCGTCAGATTGTGTCTTTGTGGCTTTGGTCACATTGTATTCTCGGAGAAGCCTACCATCCAAAGCCTGGTTGACTTGGCGTATAGCCTCCATCTCTTCGCGGTTTGCCTTGGCCGCAGTCTCGTTGATGCCCGTGTTCTTGGCAAGTTCCACATTCAACTCTTGGTAACGCTTCTGTACCTTGTCAACGTATTCAGACCAATTCGTGTACACGTCAACTTCAAGGTTGCCCGTTGCTTGCGAGGAGAATCCCTCAAGCGCATCGTGTACCTTCTTCTGCCAACCCGTCAAGTCCTTTGCATCATCGGTAAAGGCGTTGGTCATCTGGTCGTGGGACTTCTCAACTTCAGTGACCGCAAAGGTATATGCGTTGGCAACTTGCGCGTATTCCTTGCGCATATACTCAAAGAAAGCAAGTTGCGGTCTTGTGACGAGATTCTTTTCAATAAGTTCGGAAGGGCTTTTCGTGCCGGTGATATACATCCACAAAGCCTCCTTCTGCGCAGCCGTAGCCTTGCGCACTGCCTTTGGCGCGGTAAACGCATCAAACTTTGAGTTGAAGGCTTTTAAGATGTCATCTTCTGCCTTGTCAAAGGTCTCCTTTGCTTGGGCAGTAAGCGTGTCGCGGTATTTCTCATAAGCTGCCCTTTGCACCGCAGACTTGAGGGCATCATACAACTTTGTGAGGTCATCAACCTCCTTGCCCTCTTCTTTCAACTGTGCGATGTATGTGTTGTATTGGCTCATTATAGCCTTACGCGCAGACTCGTACTCCTGCGTCCCCTCGGTGGCGGCATTGAGATGCACATAAAGCCTATCAAGCACCGCAACCTCGGCCTCAATCTTCTGATGAGAGTTCTCTATGCCCTTGGTAAAGTCCTTGAGTATCTTCTGGTGCGCAGACTGCGCAGTAGCCAACTTGTATATGGAGAAGGCTGCGGCAGTCGCTCCTGCGGCAAGTAAGGCGTAAGGATTGGACAGCACGACACCCTTGACCGCCTTACCCACCTTCAAGATAGAGTCAATAACCTTGTGGTTACTCACGACAAAAGCACCGTTGAGAGCCTCTATTGCTATAAGACTGCCCTTGTACACTCCATACGCGGCAACCAACTCCAAGATAGACTTACCTATCTTTTCGTAGTTGTCCGCTATTGCTCGGAGTGTGTCAACCGACTTGACAAGGACACCGTTGGTCTTTTCGCCAATCTCCGCAAACATAATCTGGTAGGCATCCTTCAAGTTGGAAATCTTACCACTCAAGGTTGCCGCCAAGACTTCCTGCATCTGATAGAACTTGCCACCTTCCTCGGTCATATTCTTAAAGACCCTCTCGACCATCTCAAAGGTGACTTGGCGAGACGAAATCTTATCGAACACTTCTCCTGCGGTTATGCCAATCTCGCCCATCTCCTCAAACTGCTTACGCAACTCTTCCAAGATGGGGATGCCAGCTTCAGTCAGCTGGCGCACCTCCTGGCCACGCAGGAACGATGCACTTCTAATCTGACCGTAAGCCAAAACCAAGCGATCCATCCCAACGCCGAGACCAGCACTCACGTCTGCAAGCATCTTCGTGGTGTCGTACAACTCGTTCATCGGTATAGAGAAGGCAGACAACTGTTTGGTGTACGTCACCAACTCCTTGAATTGGAACGGAGACTGTACTGCCAAGGACTTAATCTGACTGAATATCTTGTCTGCGCCATCTACATCGCGCAGGATTGCTTGCAGGGAGATTCTCTGCTTCTCAAACTCGGCACTGACTTGGACAAGACTTGACACCAATCTACGCGCACCCTCAAAGGAGAAGTAGAGCATCGTGTAGTTCTTGATGTCGCGCCACATACGGGACATACCACGGAGTTCATTACTGCCCTTCCTCGTCTCATCGGTCAGTTTCTTCTGTGCCGATGCCGTAGTGGTAGCACCCGATGCTATCTGCTTGTAGTATTCGCGCATCTGGAGGAGTTCAATGCTCGTGTCTTGCGCGTTCTTCTTGGTGTCCTTAAAGGTGGCAGACAGAGCCTTGTCGCCGCCGAGTTTCTTGTATGCTGCTTGCAGTTCGGTGAGTTTCTTCTTGGCGTTCTCAATCTCCGCAGAGATATCACGCATCTTCGCCTTGATATTCTCGCTCTGAATGTAAGGGCTTGAGCCGAATTTCTTTGCGTGGGTCTGCCAAGACTCCATCCTACGAGTAAGGTTGGCGATGTCAGCTTCTGTTGCTTTAATCTCGTTGCGGAGACTAAGGAGCATCTCGTTCTTCTTGGACTGACTCATACGCCCAGATGACACCTTGTTCAAGCCTTCCAATAACTTGGAGACCTCGGTGTTCATCTTCTGCGCCTCGTCCGTTACCGCCTTTATCTGTTCGTTAAACTCCTTATCATCAAGAATCATCTTGAAGTTCAACGATGCAAGAGTAACATCTGCCATATATCGTTCAAATTTTATTCGTCAGCAATACCGTCGAAAACATCTTCAACGGTGTAACCCCCGTTCTCTTTCGCCTTACGCTTGCGCTCTGCCGCCTCCTTTGTAAGCCGTATTATCTCCTCCTCCTCCGACTTGTCCACGCTCTTGGAGTCACGGTACAACGTGTGAGGCAAATCCGCACTCATCAACTCTATCTGTGGCATCGTCAGAAAGCACCGATAGCCCCAATGTCGGACACCCCATCGCGTCCGTCCATATTCGGGGTACTTCTCAACGAAACTTGATTCGACTCCAAGAGAAGTTCGGCTCGGAACTGCTCGGCTTCCTTTTTCGTCATCCTCATCCAATCCGTCCTCATATCCACTGAGAACGCCATATTCGTCCAATGTGCGGTAAGCTGAAGTTTTTTTTTACCCTCCGTGATGATGGGCATCACTTGGCTTTCCGTGTAGCCCCTTAAAAACGCCCAAATGCGCCACTTAAAGGGATAGACGAACACTAACCCCCAAAAGGAGTTTGTCGCCAAAATAGCGGCCTCTTTCACGGCAAAGTACGGCTCTTTACACATTGATTTCAGCGTGGATGCAGAATCGTCGGGGATGCTCTCTACATCGCGCTCAATCCAGAGCCTTGTCAGTCGCTCAAGGGTGTAAGGCTTTATACCCGTGAGTTTGACGTACCTATTTGTTCCTGGGATATGCACTCTCGTGGGTCTGTCATTGACTATCTCGTCGTACCCTATCCGTGCTTGCTTTGAAACTTGTTCCATATTATCAAAGAAAAAGGGACGGGCGGCACACAATCACCTCCCGCCCCTCGGTTATCATCTCGCCTTTGATTAGGCTGCGCTGTACTTGGTGCAGATGGCCCAGTCGCCCTGATTGCCCGTACTCTCGGTGTTGTTCAGAATAGTTCCGTTCACCTTGAGATAGGCGGGGTTGGTGGAGTCATCGTTGGAGACACCGACGGTCATCTTGACACGGGCGAAGGCGATGCCCTCGGTCTTGGCCGCGTTTTCGATGAGAACGGTGGCATAGACATCGACGGGCGTGGAGAAGTAAGCCTGTGCCGAGTAGGTAGTG